AACCGGCACAAGCGTGGTGATCAACGCCAAGGCAAGCACGAACATTCAGTACAACACCTCCGGCTATGCCAGCACCGGCACGCCGATGCAGTACGCAGTACACCTGAAGGCCGTGTATCTGGGGCCTAACTAATGATCTTTCTGTACGGGATCTCAGACATGCCAGCAATGAAACCGGCGCCGTACGACCGCCGAAGAGATGCTCTACTAGGACATTTTTGTGAGTGATTACGATCCCACAGATCTACGCGGGCACGACAAAGACAGGCAGGAAGCCGAAGCCCGCAAGCGCGGTGTCCGCGAGACGGAGATCAAGGACATCAAGTGGCTGATGAGCTCGCCGCGCGGACGCCGCATTATGTGGCGGCTGATCGCGCTGGCCGGGACCTTCCAGCTTTCCTTCGACAAGAACGCCATGCAGATGGCCTTCAACGAAGGGAACCGGAACCTGGGCAACCAGCTCTTCAACGAAGTGATGACACTTTGCCCGGAGTTGTATCCGGTGATGGAGAAGGAGCAGCAAGATGGCAAACGAGACGGCAACGGCGACAATCAATCCAACTGACGCCCAAGCCTCTGCAACGGAGGCGTCCGCGACGCTGCTGGCAACGGCCGGCAACGAAGCGGGCAAGCAGACGCAGACTACAGAGACTCCGGCGGCGACCGCCACGGAGACGAAGGACAAGCCTGCCACCACCACGGAAACAGTAAAGTCTGCCACTCCCACAGTGCCTGAGAAGTATGAGTTCAAGGCGCCCGAGGGTGCAGCTTTCGATCCGGGGATCGTGGAAGCTTATTCCAGCGCGGCCAAGGAGGCCGGTCTCTCGCAGGATGCGGCGCAGAAGGTACTTGAGAAGATGGCGCCGGCTCTGGCCGCGCGTCAGGATGCTCAGGTACAGGCGATCCACAAGGAATGGTCCGATGCTTCAAGCGCCGATAAGGAATTCGGTGGCGAGAAGCTCAAGGAGAACCTCGGCATCGCCCGCAAGGCGTATGACGCGTTCGATCCCATTCCTCAGGGTCAGACCACAACCCCTCTGCGCACACTGCTGGAAACTACCGGCCTGGGTAATCATCCGGAGATCATCCGGTTCCTGTACCGCGCCGGCAAGGCGATCAGCGAGGACCACTTTGTCGGGGGTTCCGCTGCCGTAAACACTCCGCGCACTCTGGCGGAGAAGCTTTACGGCCCCAACAAGTCGTAAGGAGAGACGAGATGACGAGATTTAAAATGATGCCGCGCGGCGCGCGGATCGGAGTGGCGCGAAGCTGGGCCACGCTTCCTGCAAACAGCGGGCATGGCACGCTGGTCGATATTGCCAGCGCGCTCGACCCCAATGGCCGCATCGCGACGGTGGCCGAGCTGCTCAACCAGTCGAATGAAACTGTCCAGGATGTGAACTTCATCGAAGGCAACCTGCCGACGGGCCACAAGGGCTCGATCCGCACCGGGCTGCCCACGGTGATCATGCGCAAGTTCTACCAAGGCACGCCGGCATCGAAGAGTCTGCGGGCAACGGTGACCGACACGTGCGGGATGGCCGAGGCGCGCATGGAGATCGATAAAGACCTTGCCGAGCTGGGCGGAAACGCTCCCGCTTACCGGGCAAGCGAGGCCTTTGCTTATGTGGAGGCGATGAGCCAGAAGTTTACCAATCAGCTGTTCTACGGCGACAACGCTTCGGATCCGGACGGGATCCTCGGGCTCTCGCCGCGCTACAGTTTGCTGAGCGCACAAACTGGCACCAACATCATCAGCGCGGGCGGCTCCGGCTCGGACAACACCTCGGTGTGGCTGATTGTCTGGGGCGAGAACACCATCACCGGCATCTACCCCAAGGGCTCAAAGGCCGGCCTGGTGCACGAGGATCAGGGGATCCAGCCAGCCTACGACGTGAGCAACAACGTCTACGATGCCTATCGCGACAAGTGGCAGTGGAAGTTTGGTCTCCACGTCAAAGACTGGCGCTACGCGGTGCGCATCGCCAACATCGACATCAGCGACCTGAAGGGTATGACGGGCACGCAGGCGGACACCGCGGCGACCTATCTGCCTTATCTCATGGCTGAAGCGCTGAGCAAGATCCCGAGCATGGCAATGGGCCGGGCAGCCTTCTACGCGGGTCGCACCGTCAAGGCCATGATGGCTGTGATGGGCGTCAAGCGCCTGGGCGGCTTCATGACTGTCGAGCAGGCCGCGAATCAGTTCGGAAAGGTTGCTCCGGGATGGGTGGCGGGCAACGGTACCGGGATCTCCGGCGGCCAGGTGCTCTTCCTGGGCACCCCGGTCCGGACCGTCGATCAGCTTCTCATCACCGAGGCGGTCATCAGCTAAGCAGCTGCGATCTAACACGAGAAACCTTTTCAACCGGGCCACTCTCTCAAGGGCGGCCCAGGAAGCGAGAAATCTTATGACTCCTCTTTTGGCTTCGACAGCGGCGCTCTTTTTCAGCGCCCCTGCCGTGCTGTGTGGGCTGCTGATTCTGGCCCTCTTCGTAGCGATCTGGTTTCGGCAGGATCGGCGTCGTGGACGCCCCTTGCGGAAACTGGCTGCTGGGTCCGCGCTGCTGGTTGCGCGGGTCTGGGGCATGCGTGACGCCGAAGCAATCTACTCCGCAGCGCAGGCTGTGGTCGACGTGGGCGACACGGCCTCAACCAACGTCTACGATGCAGGCAATGCTCCTTCGTCTGATATCAGCATGACGGAGCATATCTGGTTCAATGTGACCGTCAAGACCGCCTTTACTTCGGGCGGCGCTGGCACCTTGCAGGTTGTCCTTCAGGACTCGGCCGACAACAATACCTTCGCCGACGTTGTGGTGGGCCCGGTGTTTGCACTGGCGGCTTTGGTGTTGGGAGCTGTTGTGTTCCAGATGCAACCGCCTGTGGGGTTGCGCCGGTACACGCGGTTGGCGTATCGCGTCGCAACCGCAGCCATGACAGCCGGAAAAGTGGATGCGTACATCACCAGCGACATCCAGCGCAACGTGGCCCGGCCGAGCGGTTTCACGGCCTAACTCCCTTGTAGCTTTGCGCGGGAAGTGGCCAAATGCCTGGCACGATGGGGCAGACACGGCCCGCGCGAAATTTCTAAACCGTTGTTTTTGCTGACGCTCGAGGGCGTCGGAGAGAAGGATGTGAGCGATGCGTGTAATTCCATTGCGTGATTGCCTGGCGGGCAAGTACTACACTCAAGGCGTCGAGGACGATTACGAAGGCCCTCCCAACCGTCATCTGGAGCCGGTCGAAAAAGCGGACAAGGATAGCTGGAGGAAGGCGATTGACCTCCAGGCGACCGAGAAAGCCGAAAGGAACGAGTGGGCAAAGGCCCATCCGACCAAGGTCGTAGAGAAGCCGGCGTCAGTCGAGAAAGCGGAAAAGGCTGCCGCCGACGAGAAAGCTGCGAAGGCTACGGCGGAAGATGCAAAAACCGCGGTAGATGACAAAGCCGCGAAAGATACAGCCGCCAGGGAGACGGCCGCACCGGTCGATCTGAACAGTATGAGCAAAGCGGAGATCGTGCAATATGCCGCTCAAACGTATGGTCTCGAGCTCGATCAAAACGCAACCAAGGACGATCTGATCAAGGAAGTAAAACGGGCCGAAAAGGGCAGACACGCCCCTGCGCGATAGAGCCTGATTTGTTGTAGCCGAATGCGAGAGGGTCGAGGGTGACAACTCGACTCTCTTTTGTTTGGGAATTATGTCTTTTACTCCCTTTATTTGAGATTTCCACAAAATACCTCTTGACTTCTGTGAGGGAATAAACTATCTTAAATACATCGGAGGCAATAGCCCCGAAGGAGAAGAGAAAATGAGACTTTACGAAGGATTCCCGAGCGCAGAGCAGATTGAAGCCATCACACAGTTCGCCGCAATTCATGGCCGCAATTGGAAGTCTGTCCTTCGTGATGCGTGGATGGATGGCGACTATCAAGGATTCGAGAATAGTCACCTTCTCCAGCAAGTCCGTAACACTTTCGGCCCTTCCTTCCTTATCGATTTTCG